GTTATTACGAAAATAGTATTATAAACCAATACAATTCTAAAAAAAGAAATGTAAGTTTTGAGGAGTTAGACCCTTCTGTTCAAACTGCTATTGCTTCTGTTGGTTATCAATACGGAGATTTAAGAAGAACACCTAAATTTTTAGAAGCAGCATTAAACAATGATGTTGAAGGTATAGTTAATGAGTTAAGAAATTTTGATGATAAATTTTCTTCAAGACGAAATGCTGAAGCTGATTACATAGTAAATAATATAAAAGATTTCGGTATTAAAAAAAAACCACTTAACATACTAGACCCTACAGCTATGGCTGACGGGGAATTATATATAGATACTCTTTTTAAAACTTATCAAAGTCAAGACCTACAAACAAAATCAGCTCTAGAAGGTTTTGGTATAGCTGCGAATTTAAATATGATAGTGCCTACTTTAATTAGGGCATTTAGAGCTCCTGCTTTTGAACCTGACCCAACTTTTTCTTTCAATGATAATTTTTCAGAAATTAGAAAAATATTAGATGAGAATAATATAGACCCAGCTTACTACGATTATTTTGTACCTACTGTTTCTATGCCTCATTTTCTTTCTTTAATAGAAAGAGTTAAATATGAACAAGATCAAAGAGCTGAACTTCAAAAAATGGGTTGGAAGGGATTGGCTTTAGACGTTGGTTCTTTTGTTTTAGACCCAGTAAGTTTACTTTCTGGTGTTGGTATAGTAAGCAAAATTACTGGTGCTGGTACATATTTATCTAGAGTAGGAAGATTAGAAAGATTTACTAAAGCTGGTTTAGTTATTGGTGCTGAACAAGGTGCATTAACCTCTATAGTAGCGTCAGAAAGCCCTAGTATTGGTCTTAATGATGTCTTATTAGCATCTGCAATAGGTGGTACTCTTGGAGGCGGAATTTCTGCTTTAATGAGAGCCCAATTTCATAGAGTAGCTAAAGATATACAAGCACAAGAATTTAAAGAAACTGGTATTAAAATTACTCCTAAAGGTCAACAATTTTTTGATGATACAAAAACATCAACAATTAGATTAAAAGATGTAGTAAATACTTCTGATATTTTAGACCCGCTTACTGTTGCTGACAAACAAGTTATATTTCCTTTTATTAGAAATCTAGGTGTTTTAGGATTAGCTCCTATATCTAAGTCAACAGCTTTAGGTACTAGTAAATCTGGTTTAGCAAAAGCATTTGGTTTTAATACATTAGAAGATAACATAGGTTGGGTATATAAAGGCGAAGGTAGAATAAGAGACAGAATAGTCCCACAAGCAGATACCGTAGAAAATATTAGAATTAATGTTTTAACAGGTGCGTTTAGAAATATTCGAGATGTTAATGAAGCCATGTTAGGCTATTTAAAAGAAAACGGATTTTCAGGTACTATGGGTGCTTTAAAAGCAAAGGTTAACTTTACTGCTAGACAACAATTTATGCAGTTAGTTTCTAGAGCTATTAGATCACAAGACCCAAAAAACGTTAATTTAATTGATAAAGATTTATTAAAAAATCCGCACATAGCGAAAGCTGCTAAATTTTATACAGATGGATATAAATATTGGAGAAAAGAATTAATTAAAAATGGGATTATTAAAGAAGCAGATTTCCCAGAAAATATTGGTTACTTAAATAGAAAAGGCTCTTTCGATAGATATACTGTATTATCTAAAAAAATAGGTCACGATGGTGTAAACAAATTAATTAAAGAAGCTATATTAAGTAGACAACCATATTTAGATATACCTAAAGATGCAGAGTTAAGAGCTAGTCTAGGTGCTAAAGAACTTAAATTTAAAACACCTAATTTTAATAAAATTAACGAAGCTAATCAAGCTGATAAAATAGCTAGAATAACTAAACTTGAAGATGATTTATTATTAGCTAAACAAAGTATTGAAGGAAATAAAAAATTCGCAGGTGTTGTTAACATAGACGCACAAGGTAGATCAGTACCTGTAAAAGAAAGAATAAAATTAGCTAAAGAAGAAATTAAAAAGATTAAAGAAGAAATTAAAAAGATTAAAGAAGAAGTTAAACAATCTAAAATTAAATTAGAAGAAGAATTTATAACACCACAAAAAGCTGAACTACTAGCTGCTTCTATTACGAATTTTTTAAGAAACTCACATAGACTTGGTGGTTTTGATTTAGATGCTTTATTAAAAATAAAAGATGCAACTAAATTAAAAGATTTTTTACAAGACTCTTTCCCAAATCTAAGAGCAGATGAGATTGATAAAATGTCTTCTGACTTAGCTAGTGTAGTTAAAACTATAACTTCTGGTAGATTAGAAGAAAGAATTAGATTAAACGAAAATTTTGAAACAGTTATAAATGGTCAAAAAGTTAGAATAGACGAATTATACGAAAACAACGTAGATTTATTATTCAACGAGTACAGTCAAGAAATGGCTGGTTGGGTTTCTATGGCACAAAAATTAGGTGTCAGAAGTAGAGACGAATGGTATGATCTACAAAAGAAATTAATAAACGATATTGAAAAAAGCTACGATTTAAATTCTTTCTTAGGAAAAAGAAGAGCCGATGAAGAAATTAAAACTATTAAAAGTGTATTTGAAAATTTAATGGGTAGGTCTGCTGAAGTAGACCCGTCTAAAATTGAAAACCAAGTTTTACAAAATTTAAGAAGATATAACTTTGTTAGAGTATTAAACCAAGCTGGTGTTGCTTCGTTACCAGAATTAGGAACTGTTATATCAGCAAATGGTATAAAAACTTTTATTCAAAACATTCCTGAATTTAAAAACATAGTAAATGAATTTAGAACTGGAGCACCTAGAGATAATTTCTTTAAAGAATTAGTTACAATAAATTTTGGTAATGGTGATGAGCATTTATATAGATTAGCACATGGCTCTGAAACCCTAGATCAAAACACAGCTGCTACAGCTTTAAACAGATTTGCTAATAGTAAATTACTTACTTCAGCTGAGAAAATTACAACTTGGGCTTCTGGTTTAACTCCAGTAGATTCTTTTTTAAGAAAATTAGCAACTAGAACTTTTGTTGATAAGTTTGCTGATGATATGTATAAATTAAAAGAAAGTAATTTTGATTTTAATAAAGTAAACTTAGCTAGATATAAAGTATTAGGATTTACTCCTGAAGAATTAAAACGATTTGCTAAAGAATTTACAGATGGCACAGTAACTACTGAACAAACATTTTGGGGAACTAAAGTAAAACAATTTAATTTTGCAAACTGGAAAGATCAAGAATTACTTGAAACATTTGCTAACAGATTAAATAGACATACTCGAAGAGCTGTTCAATATAATTTTATTGGAGACTCTCAAAGATTTTTCTCAGATAATGCTTGGGGTAAAACTATGGGTCAGTTTAGACAATTTGTTTTAACTGCTTGGTCGAAACAATTTTTACACAATATAGCTTTAGCTGATTTTAAAACATTTAGTATGTTTGCTTATACTAGTATGATGGGTACTTTGGCTTACTTAGGTCAAACTCATTTTAATACTATAGGAATGGGCTCTGGACAAAAAGCAGAATACTTAGATAAGAGATTAGGTAAGAGTGGCGATTATAGTAGATTAGGTTTAGCCGTGTTCCAAAGAACTGGCTGGTCTTCTTTAATACCTACTTATGCTGATCTTATAACTTCAAAAGTAGCACCTGAATATAGATTTAATACTCGTAGTAGTGGTCTTGAAATAAATTTAATTAATGGAAACCCAACTTACGATTTATTAAGTGGTGCTGGTGATGTATTAGGTTCATTTTTAAAATCAATGAGAAGTGATTATAATTTCTCACAAGTAGATGCTAGAAGAGTTGTAAGATTGTTTGCTTTCCAAAATATGTTTGGAATAAATAATACTTTAAATCTTTTCATAGATAAGTCAGGTCTTCCCGAAAAAGGAAGCGTAAATTTATATTAACAATAATAAATAAAATATGTCATTTGCAATAGTCAATTATACTGGGAACGGTAGTACAACTACATTTTCAGTTACATTTCCTTACATCACAGCTTCACACGTGATAGTGAAAGTAAACAATGTAGTCAAAACTTTAACTACTGATTATACATTTCCAACTAGCTCTACAATACAATTTGTAACTGCACCAGCTAATGCGTCTACTATTTCTATATCTAGATCATCTAGTCGTTCTACTAGGTTAGTAGATTACCAAGATGGTTCTACACTTACTGAATCTACATTAGACCAAGATAGCAACCAGTTATTCTTTATATCACAAGAAGCATTTGATACGGCTGACAACGCAATATTGTTAGATACAGACGATAAGTACAACGCAAATTCAAAAGTAATTAAAAATTTAGCTAACCCTGTTAATGCCAACGACGCAGTAAATAAAACATATTTAGAAAACACTTGGTTAAGCACAGCAGATAAAGCAACATTAACAAACTTAAATTCAAACATAGCAAGTGTTACAGCAGTCAATTCTGCTTTAACAAATGTAAATGCTGTAGGTTCAGATTTATTAGAAGCAGTATCAGAAATTAATACAGTCGCAGTAGATATTACAAACGTAAATACAGTTGGTACAAACATAGCCAACGTAAATACTGTAGCTGGTAATAATGCTAATATAAATACTGTAGCATCAGCAAATTCTAACATCACGACTGTCGCAGGAGCTAATGCAAACATTACTGCTGTAGCTGGTCAAATTACACCTACAAATAATGTTTCTACAGTTGCAGGTGCAGTTGCTAATATAGGAACTGTCGCAACAAACGTAGCCAATGTTAATATAGTTGGTGGAGCTATTGCTAACGTAAATACTGTAGCAGGAGCAAATGCTAATATTACAACAGTTGCAACAGCTAA